CTTCCGGCATAAAATAGAACGGCATACTACGACCAACACCTACAGTAGAATCTGCAGGTACAGATACGATACTGATTTCAAACACTTCCCAATCAACTGCAATCCATGCAGGACCAGTAATGCCGTCCATGGTAGTTTCGTTCTCGCGAACAACTTCCCACTCGTTAACACGGTAACCAACGGATACACCTTTCAAGAAGCCGTCACGAACGAGATTAAAGATTTTATCAATATCTTCGTTTTGAGCAAATTTTACTTTGGCATAAGCTTTGCCAGCTTCCGTCCAAATGTTCACAGGCTTGCCGAGAATAGCCTCTCGCTTATGGTTAAAAAGCAATGGCATTACATCAGCATTGAAACGAGAAATGTTCATTGCAGTATCGTTGCAACGCAAAATCTCGTCATTGCCCCACCAGTCCGGACAAGGCTCTTCACTCGCAAAAGAAAGCTCGCAAGTGCGTTCTTCTTCGTTGAAGTTTTCGAGCACAGCAGAACGATAACGCGGTAACGCCTGGCGTTCTTCAAGAGGCAGAGCTCGCAGCTGCTCATCAGTCATTTGTCTGGGCATTTTTGCCGTCTCCTTTCTGCGGTTCTTCGATAAGTCCCGCCATTTTTTTAAGTGCATACTCGATAATTATTTGGTCGATTTCGCCTTCGTAGTCCTTGCCTTTCTTAGCATAAATTTCTTTAAGATTAGATTGGCCAGTCTCCAACATAATCTTATTGGCAAGTGCTTCCTTGTACGGGTCAATCCAAGGTAATCCTTGACCAATGAATTCGTGCTTCAAAAATTTACTTGGGTTCTCGTAAAACCCAGCAGGAACTTCCTTCAACGAAATTCTGCCACCCATAATTGCCGACTTCACTACTTCTTCAAACACAAAATCAAGTAAATGTTCAACGATATATTGTTGCTCTTGCTCAATGGTCTTCCAGTCCTCAAGCAAATTTTGGCGTGCGCTGGAATAATTAACCTGGCTAACATCACGACTGACCATTTCGTAAGATAAGCCATGACCAGCAGCAATTCTTCTTACAACAGCAAGGTTGAAATCTGCCAGCTCACTACTTTGGCCAGACGGTACAAGAGTTTTTACATCTTGCCCTTCTTTCAAATATTTAATGCTACCTGGATTGATGCGCTCGCCTTTAGGTGCCTTATCAGCATTACCAACAACTGAACTTCCCACAACAGGTCCTGCGTTCTTTTCAGTTGTGATAAAAACCGCCAAAGCAGCAGTAATTTTTTGTTTAAAGCCTGCAGCATCAAAAAATTCTTCCAAGTCCTTAATCTCATTCAAAGTACGGACGAACGGAGAAATTTCTCTAACTTCACTCGGTCTTGAGTGTTCCGCAAGGTAAATTACACGCTTCGCAGGTATTCGCTCTGGATCCAAAAGAGTTAGTCCATCAGGGCTTGTCTGCTTGATGTAATAAGCTAACTTTTTACCATAAGCGTTGACTTCGACACCGCCAACAATGGGATTGCCAGCCTTTGATTGAATAGACGGACTTTGCAACTCGTCTACTTCAACTACTTGCAGGCGATATGGGATATTAGAACTGGAATCATAAACTTTAACCAGCAAAATACCGCCATCAACAGTTTTTCTGCGTACAATCATACGCAAAATGTCATTAAAGCTATAATTGCCAGTTACGTCACAGTTCCCGGTACGACACCATTCGTGCCAAACTTCCTCAAGCAGATTGTTCCACTCTTTATTGTCCGTTCGTACCTGCAGGTTGAAGCCCTTACCTACAACATTGCGGGTCAAAGCATTCAAAATACTGTTTACGATTTCGCTATTACGCTCTAAATGACGAGCCTTCGCCCTTGCCAATTCACGGCTCGGACCATTCAAGCCTTCGGCGCTACCGTCTGCAGGGTTCCAGCCTGCAGAATTTCGCCACGTTGGAACATCTTCATATGCGGATGAAGTTGCTCTCAACAAAAGACGACTTCGCTTGCGTTCTAGTGCGACTTGAGGAGCAAACAAGCCAATAAAATCGTCAAATCTTTCACCCCAAGTCAAAGTGGGGTTTCGTTGATTGGTAGACAATTATGTTCAGTCCCTTCCAAAAAAATGTACTGGAGTACCGAAAGTGCCACCACAACCGCTTGCTGCAGCTCTCGCTTCTGCAAGTTGCATTTCGATAGCATTGCGTTCGGCTCTTAATTCACTAAGATTAGCCTGTTGAACACGACCGTTACGGGTCTGGATAACTTGGCCACCTTTCATGACATTGGTAATGGCTTGCTCAACCTCGGCTTTTCGCCGTTCTAATTCAGCAATAGACATTTTTACCACCTTCCTTACAGCGTGAAGCCTGCTTCTGGTAAAGCATCTTCAATTTCATCCTCATACCCTTCCTGGTATGGTCTGTTATCAATAATGGTGTCCTGCATAGCACGCACATTCACAAGGTCTGCCATTGCAAAATCATATACAGAACAGTCCCATAAGTGATTTTGCTTCGCAGAAGTCTTTTTAACCCACTTCTCACGACCTTTATCATCGGTAATACGATGTTCAGAAGTAATCTGTTCAGCGAATTCCCTGTCGCAGTCAGCATTCAGCATCCATGAGCCACGCCCTAAAGGCAGTTCAAGCCTTTGGGCAATTTCATTCTTGTACATATCAGTGTTGACTATCCACAATTGCAATGGAGTTTTTCCCGGAGAACGAGGTTCGATGTTGGTTGCTCTTAGGTACGCCGCCATAGGATTTGAGCTACCCTTTACAGGGAACGCTCTGCCTTGGTGCTTCCAACAATAGTCGTAGACTTCTTCTGTCCTAAAGCCTGTATCTATGCCATACAAGCAGACTTGGTACCTCGTCTGTCCGTCAATTCCCGGATAAATCGTGCCTTCCATAATGTTTTCAATGTCCTGCCAAGTTAAGGCTTTGCCATATCCAACAACCTGAGAAGTCATACCCGGTCCCCAAGCGTGAATCTTCCAGTACATGTAACCTTTTTGCACGTCCACGCCACCAGTCAAGAGTTGTGCCCATTCCGGAACAACGAATGCAGGACAATCCGTCTTATGCTTCAGAACAATATCTGCTTCCATAACTGCAGATTTGTTTTCCCAAGGCTCACCAAGCCAAGAGTTAACAAAGTTTTGAAGCGTAATGGGATTGTCTTTGCTTCGTATGAATTCAGCAGCCATTTGCCCAAAAGTAACCCAAGGTGAATACAGAGAATTCAAGGCAAAAGCAATGCTTCTGACTTTACCCTCTACCTCGTTAAGCGCAACCCATTTGCCCTGTTTCATCATGTCTGCCTTATGCACATCCAAAATGGCTTTATGACAATGGCAGCACTCGTAATGCGTGTTGACTTCAACGAATGAAGCAGGCTGACTACTGTCGAACTTGACTTGCTCCCATTTGAAAGCCTGCATACCGCCACAATGAGGACAAGGCATCTGGAATTCGTATCGAACATCTGCACTTTCATACAGAACCCAAATATGGCCAGTTTTTAAAGTCGGTGTCGACCAAAACATCAACTTTCTTCTTCCGGGCCAGTTTTTGGTACGTTCTTCGGCAAGCTTCAAAGGGCTTGCTTCCTTGCCGGCAAGCTTAGGATATTTATCTATTTCATCCATAATGACCACAGGACTTGACCAAGAAGCCAAATCCATCGGAGAACGAGCAGAACCAAACTTACAAAAGCCACCCGCAAAACGGAGCATATTGTTTTTTGAATCGCCATCGTGGTATTTACCCTCAAAGCATTCATTGCTTCGCAATACTTTCTGCAAGCGGTCAGCAGAGAATTCTTTCAAGGTATCTTCATCCGGAAGAACATAAATAATACGGCTCGGTTGCTGATGAATTGTATAACCAAGAATATTGATGCCACACTCCGTACCACCTACCTGTGTAGGTTTTAGAAATATGATTTTCTCAATTCCCTCTTGATTAAAAGCATCCATAATACCGACAAGGTAGGGGACGATTTCATTTCGCCATGGTCCTGGACGACTTGTTTCTTCGGAGCTCATATAACGGAATTTCTCTGCCCATTCAGAAACAGTCATCGGCTCATCAGGCTTTAAGTGTTCGAAGGCTCGTTTAATTGCGTTTTCGAGGTCTGCCAACTGCTTTTTTACCAGTTTGTCCTGGCTCGAATTTTCCGCAGTTTTCGGCGACTTTTTTGAGGGCTTCTCTAACGTATCCATCAACGAGTCTCCTTACTTGTGGTGCTAATTCAGGGTATTGGCTGTAGGTTTCAGTCATAATATGGTCGGAAATCGCAAGCATTGAGTTTTTTAAATCCTCGCAGACTTCTTTGAGGCGTTCTTCAACCAAAATCATTGGAATGAGCTCGCCACTTTTCAGCTTAACTTCCTGTTCGGCAAGTGCTGCACGTGCTCGTTTCAGCCTTGTATCAGCTTCCAGCTTGTCCGCAAGGGTATCTGCACCACCTTGGATACCAGAAGCACGTCCTCGCCAAGCTATGACTGCCTGCAAGTCCCACCAACCGCGTTTTTCCTTTGGACACCCTTGGCGTTCCCAAGTATTAACGGTGACAGTAGAAACTCCCATAAAAAAACCAAGCTTATTAGTGCTGACAAGAATACGCTCATCATCAGTAACTTGTAACCACTTATTTTTCTTAGGTTCTTCCTTGGGCGAATTAGTGAGCTCTATAAAGGCTTTGGCTGCCTTGGGGTCAGGTCGCATTGTCTTCGTGGTCTTTTGGGCCACCGGTTGACCACTTTTTGTTTTGGAAACAGTAGTGGTCGAAGCGTCATAACCTAACGCACTCTTTTTAAGAGCCTTTAAAATCTCTTCGCGTTCATTTTCAGTTGGCTTTGTTTCGATTTTCGTTTCATTTTTCGCCATTTCCGAACCTAATTAGTAAGCAAATCCCAAAAATTTTTATATTAAAGTCAACGCGGGGTGCCCGACCATCGGTTTACACCCACCCCCCAAGAAGGACCCGTGAGAAAATAAATGTTACACTTGCCCTGCTTGGCTCTTATATATCTATTGTCACACCCGCAAAAGCACAAAAAAATGGCAGAAAGTGCCAACTCTGCCAACTTTCTGCCAACTTTACCGTTATATACTTGTAATTTACTCGATACTACTCGATACACTTTGACAAGTGGCACAATCACATTAAAAGTGTTCGTATCACATTAAAAGTGTTCGTATCACATTAAAAGTGGCCGTTTCCAAAATGGAAATAGTTCTTTTAGTCAACTATGGGTCAAGTAAAAAACAGCTCAAAAGCCTAAGCTTCTGAGCTGTTATGATATACTAGATTTTAGGGAGTAACATTCAATTCTTGCATCAATGCTCGTTTTAATACATTAGAGAAATTTACATTGTTTTCCAACGCGAGTGTATCCAACCAACGAGGAATAGAAAGAGTTTTTCTGATAGTTTTATTGTCATACTTTTTAAGATATTCGGTAGTATCTGCTTTTATAATTGTAACAATATCACCCACATTATTATTTTGCACTATACTAATAGAAGTCGGGGCAGGTATTTCTTCCTTATCTCTTTCCATACCACAAAGAGCCATATTCAAAACATCTTCTGCCATTTCATATGCTTCTTCAAGTGTTTCACCAGAGGTATAACAATTTGGTAAATCGGGAAAACTTATTAGATATACACCATTCGGAAAAGCTTCATCTGTCATATCTAAAGAAAAAACTGCTGGATAAATATACTTCATAACTTCACATCCTTACTGATTTTATTTATATGTGTTAAGTGCGGGGGCTTATTTCAGCCCCGCATCTTTTAGTATTTTCTTTGCCGTTCCTGTCGGAACTTCTTTTTTGTGTCGCCACACATATACTTTTTTACCAGTCTTGGTATTTGTAAATTCTGTGTGTTTACCACCTTCGCCAGACTTCTTGAAGCCTGCTTGTTTTAGTAGCTTTATAAGCTCTGAGGTCTTCATCTGACCATCTCCTTTCTTCATTTCTTGATTATATTATATACGCATTATTGCGTATTGTCAAGTATTTTATACGCATTATTGCGTATTATTTTTATATTTCAATTATACCATAAACACTAAAAGCTGGTCATTACGACCAGCTTCTTTTATTCTAACACCACCGCTTTAATGCCTGTCATAGCCTCAAAACGGTTGATGATTACCGTTGCATATATTGGATCTAATTCCATTGTGAAGCACGTTCTATCCACTTGCTCACACGCTATTAGCGTACTACCACTACCACCGAACAAATCAAGTACATTACCATGCTTTTGACAGCTGTTAATAATTGCACGTGCGCATAAAGTTATTGGCTTCATAGTAGGGTGTTCTGCATTCTTCGTTGGTTTAGGCACTCGCCAAATTGTTCCCTCGCTTTCCGGAAGAACTTCGTAGCCTGTCGCCTTGATAACGATTTCGCCTGCGCTGGTAACAAAATGCAGATGTTTAGAGCCGTCTTCCTGTTCCTCAACAATAAAAGGTACATTCTCAATAACACTGCTCTGCTTCCTGCCCCCATAGAATTTATGTGCTGCGCCTGGCTTCCACCCATATAGAATAGGCTCATGTTGCCATTGGTAGTCCTGCCTGCCCATGACGAAGCTGTTCTTTACCCATATCAAGCATTGCTTCACTTGCCAGCCTGCATTTACCATACATTGCCTAAAGTCTGTCCCTGCGCTATCGGCGTGGCATACATAGATGGCGGCGCCCGGTGCAGAAGCCTCATACAAGTTTGCCATAGCAGCTGCAAGGAATTTTGCGAAGTCTGCAGGTTTCATATTATCATTCTTTATCTTTAGCTTATCCTTGGTATTCCCTTGGTAATTCACATTATATGGTGGGTCAGTAAATACCATATTGGCAAGCTTGCCATCCAGAAGTTGGCCAACATTGAGTGCATTGGTACTATCGCCACACATCAATCTATGCCTGCCTAAAACAGCAACTTGTCCAAACTGAATACGAGGATTTTTCCGAGCAGTTTCTATTGCGCTCTCATAATCGATATTGTCTTCCGACACTTCATCTGCAGAGTTCTCTGCAAGCAAAGCATTCAGTTCATTATCCTTTACGCCAAACAAATCCATATCAAAGTCATCATCGATATCTTTCAGAATATCTTTGAATATGGTGTTATCGAATTCTGCAAGCTCAGCGATTTTATTATCAGCAACCATATCAGCATATTCAGCTGCTTCGGTTTTATAATCCTGATAATCAACAGGCACTTGCTCCATGCCTAACAATCTTGCAGCCTGCAGTCTGCCATGACCTATGATGACATATCCGCTGCGGGAACTGACAACGATAGGTCGTCTAAATCCCTGTGCTTCGATAATCTTGGCCAACATCTCTAACTGCTTTGCAGGGTGCTTGTTAGGGTTCTTTGGGTGCTCGACAAGTTCATGAATGTTGACCATTTTTGAATGAGAACAGCATATTTTGATTTCAGCCATTGTATTTTTCACCCCTTAACCATTGGATCCAAATCTCACTTGCAATGTGTGCCATCATATTAGGTGGCACGCTCATACCACAGATATACTGCACACTACGACCACAAAAATCATAGTCCTGTGGGAATGTCTGACAGACAATAAAATCATGGTCAGAAAACCTCATCAAGTCGTGCATTCGCAACATCATACCCGATGAAGCAATAGTACTGCATATCCTGTCATCGAGCGTTAAACTATCGTTGAAACTTGTATTCTTACCGTTAATTCTTTCGTTAATATGGCCAAGGGAATGGTCAGAACGCTTCGCCAGCTTCAAAAGCCTTACTGCCTTACTATTTTTTCTCAACGGAATACCGTGCTCACTTCTTACCGTTCCGAATTTTATCGGTGGCAAATCAAATTTAAGCTTGAGCGGTGGCAAATCCAGTCTGTTGGCAATGAAAAACAGGCGCTCTCGCTTGCTCGGTACGTCCATATACGCTGAATCAAGATGAAACAGTTGTACTTGGTACCCCAAAGCCTTAAAACCCTTTAAAACGGCATTCACGTAGCCTTTGGCATTGCCTTTAATCATTCCCATGACATTTTCGGCGATAACTATTTTAGGCTGCAGCCTTTTCACGGTATCCAAGAATACGAAGAATAAATCATCGAGGACTTGTTTCTTCTGCCCTTCCTTGAACGCTTTTTCCTTACCCCATACTTTTTCCCGTTCCCCTGCCATAGAGAACGTGCTACATGGCGGTGAACCATCAAGGATATCAAGTTCAAACAATTCTTCCGGAAGAACTTCCAGTTTGTTGAAGTCCCTTAAATCCATATTGAAATTGTACTTTGGATGATGATTCCGGATATAAACGTCATTGATGTTTTTATCTATCTCAACATTGCCAATTACATCAAAGCCTGCACGTTTATAACCCATAGTTGAGCCACCACCACAGGAGAAGCAGGAAAACACTTTGATGTGCTTTTTGTCCTGGCACAAATCAGCAAGTCGCCAAATATAATCAAACCGTCTCATGATACTAATACCTAAAGCCACAACGTGGGCAACAATGCTCAAATTTATCATCATCAAAGGCTTCAAGCTTTATTTCTTGCGACTTGTTCTGTTGTTCCATACGCTCAAATCTGCCCATCAGCTTGTCAATGTCAGACTGAACCATACCAAGCAGTTCCTCGTCCAAATCCTCAAAGGCTTCCAGCTCGTCAATGATTTCTGATAACATCTCGTTATCAAACTCTGCATATTCAGCCACCTTATTGTCTGCTACCATGTCTTGCCACTCTGCAGCTTCATTCGCATAGTCTTGGTAATCGACCGGCACGGTTTCCATTCCAAGGTGAAGTGCTGCAAGCAATCTACCATGTCCGGAAGTCATGAAGCCACTTCTATTACTAACAACAATCGGTTTCCGGAAACCTTGCTTTTCTATCAGCTTGGCCAAAAGAATGATTTGTTTCTCCGGATGTTTATTAGGATTTTTAGGATTAGGTACGAGCTCCACAACATCAACCATTTTATCGTAAGCACACATGATTTTAATATCTGTCATCATTGATACCCCCTTTTTTCGTATAATGATGACAGAAAAAAGGGTAGCTAAATCAATTAAGATTTAACTACCCTTTAATTATTTTATATATCTGTACCCATTAACATTCCGACACGCCTGCAGATGGAATTGATATTCCTATACAGCGTTCGTGTGCTCATTCCAAGCCTATTAGCGATTTCGTTATCCGTTGGTCTTGGGCTTGGTGACCAGAACTTTAATTCGAGAACTTTCTTTTCTTCCGGAGAACATTCCCTGGACATTATACTGATGGCTTCGGTTATTCGCTGTAGGAAAAATAACCGGTCCTGCAAGTACAACTTGCGCTCAGCAGTATAATCTTTGCTGTAGGCAGGGAAAAGTCTTAGGTCATCAAGTTTTTCTCGAATTCTATGCATTTCATTTCTTGAGCGCTGATAGTTTAAGAGTTCAGCGCAAATATATTGACGTGTCTCCCGCCGCACTAAGCAGCGCCCCCTTTCGGTTTAAATCGGTTTAGATTAGAACAGCTTCATTGTCCTGGTCAAATAAGGTTGGATATCATCAACGCTCCGAGCAATGATGTACTTGCCACCATGGAGTTCGATATCATGTTGAAATTTCTTTTGTTTGTCCGATTGGTAACCTCGTGGAGTTTTGATTTCCACGTAAATGGTCACACCGTCTTTAATAGCGGTTAAATCGGATAATCCCGGGTGCGAACCCATTCCCTGTTGGTGACGAATAACGTACCAACCATCAAGTCGAAGCGCATCACGCACTTGTCCTTGAATTATTGTTTCCGGGTTTTTGGCGGGTCTCTCGCCCTTCTGTCTAAAAGGTGTTTGAAACATTAAAGGTCACCGTCCCTAAAATAATTTTTAACAAGTTCGATTTCGTAATCATCAAGACTTGCGAAATCATCAGCAGCTGCCGCACATACAAAGAATGTTCCGTGAATGCAGTCCACAATGCAACCAGCATCATCATACAGGCCACGAACCAGTGGTAATTGTTTCAGTTTACCTTCTTCATCCATTACCGCTACCAATCCCCTGTTGTTATGGATAGGCAATGTAACACACTCAAAATGAGCAGGCTTACCTTCCATACCAACAGTTCTTTGGATATTCTGCAGACTGTTGCTAATGTTGGTTACAATAGGTTTCTTGTCCTTATCGGTGTACTTTAAAACTTTGATTTTGATAGGTTCCATTATTCACATCTCCTAACTTCATGGTGGCCAAGCAAAATGCCCAAAAGAGTATCATTCTCAAGAGTTGGCGCACATCCGAAAGTTGACATTACTTCCAAGCCTTCGTCAGTAATACAAACGGTATCAATAAGTTCACCTTCTTCTTGGTCAATTGTCACAATCTGAAAAACTTCGTGTTTTTGAAAGCCTAACATTTGGGCAATATCTGCCATGTAATTTTTTGCCATCATCGATTACCTCTTTTCTTGATTTCTTTGGCAAGTTCTTTTTCGAGATGATTTTTTAAAATCGCCTGATTTGTAATTATGTTGCTAATTAGAGATTGTGCTTCCTCATCTTCCAGTTTGTTAATGTGCTTTAAGGCTTTGATGTTCCGTGTTTGAGCAGCACCAGCAGGAAGAATAGCGTCTCTTAAAACTGCACTTTTGTTAATTGTTGTCATATTCTTTCCACCTCTACTTTATGCCATTTAAAATTCTTACACATAAAATTTGATATGCCGCCCAATTTTTTACGAGTAATCCAATGATATTTGTTGAAGTTGTCAATTATTCCTTTTGTTATATCCAAAGCACATAAACAAGCATAATACTTATCTTTCCAACCTTCAGGAAGTTCGATACCCTGTCTTTTGCAAGCTTGATAATATAGAACGCAAAAAACAATATCTCTGGTTAAACCAATGGTTTTTCCGTGTAAATAAGCAACTTTCCAAGCTCGTTTTCTCATTTTGCGTCTTGCGTTACTCATTTCCCGGTACTCCCAAAACCTTTTTCTCCACGCTCGGTGCTGGAAAGCTTTTCAACTACAACCAATTCAGTATCAACATCTCTTTTAATGAGCATTTGGGCAATTCTATCGCCCTTTTTAATTACTATCGGTTCGGAAAGAGATGATTCTCCAATGAAGCCAACCTCTCCACGATAATCGGAATCAATGATTCCAACGCTATTAGCCATTCTTAAAGTTGTCATTAAGCCAATACTGGAACGCGGTACGATTTCAGCGTGATAACCTTTCGGCAATTCAATTTTGAAACCTAACGGAATGATAGCAGGAGCTACAAGAATTTTATCAACGCGAGCGTAACAATCATAAGCTGCTGCGCCCGGTGTTTTTTTCTCCGGCTTTGTTCCACCCGGTACTAATTCGATTTTTACTTGCATTTCATTTACCCCCTATGCGTTTAAAATAATTTTTCTGCCATCAATAAACAAAGTCGCTCTCGGAATTTTAGGAAAGTGCGGTTCCTTTTTAATTCCTGCAGCGCGTTTGGCATCATTTATTTTGTCAGCCTTCTCTTTGAATTTAATACTCCAAGCAGAAGGCTTAGCTTTTTCGGTCGCTATTTTCTTAGCCATTTTCCCACTCCTTGCCTGTTAAGCGTTTATATACCTCGGGCCTTGCCTTGATGGCTTCTTCTTTGGTGCGGAATACGCACCCTGTTGCCTTACGTATATAGTCCAATGTGTAATTATTCCACTCTGTTTTATGAGGAACAAAAAGCAAATCCCAATAAGTCCAATACTCATATCCCTCTTTTGGTTCATAAGGCTGTTTGATTACCAAATCACTGTTGTAAACCAAAATATTCAATATTGTTAATGGAGCACTTTCCCATGCAGTGTCTGTAACTCTTTCCGAAATATTGATTTGAAGTTCAGTATTTGTGAACCTGTAGTTATCAACATACCCTTTAATCTTAAAAATTTCGCCAATACTCAAATCAAGTTCTTTAGCAATAACAGGTATTAAGTTAGCCATTACCTTTGCTCCCTTCGTAATGTTTTTTAATACGCTCAAAAACTTCTTCGGCAGTCAACCAGCCCAACACATCATCAAATTCTATTTCTTCCGGAGAAAGTAACCCGCTAATTTCTAACAAGTTATCATCATAACCATACGTTCCAGTTCCTTGAACTACACTGCAACTATATCTGATGCCATGTGTACTGACTTGCATATTGGGATAGAATATTTGATACTTCCAATCGTCATAAAAAGGTCGGTAATCTTGAATATCCCACTGAAAAGGGATACCTGCCTCTTTGAGCATTGCTGCTAATCGTTTTATTTCAAGGATTTGTTCAGCCATCTAACTTTAGCCTCCACCACATAATATACCGTCCACAACCTGGGCAATGTATTGCCAAAGGTCCTATTAGCTTAGTCCCACATTTCTTACACACTGTTACATTTTTTTGACCCTTAGGATTGGGTGGCAAGGGAACAATTTCAGGTTCTACCATCCTATTCATGCCTTTAAGTCTGTTTAATTCGTAACGGTAAGCTGATAAACGAATAGTTACACCTTTAAGCCAACGAGCAATTATTTGGCCTCGACCATCAATATTTTGTTCAGCAAGACTACAAAGTTCGTGCTTATATGTTTTAATCTGTTGACGTGTGAATTCAATGTCATTTCTAATCAGGCGTTCTTTTTTTGAGATTGTTGAAAGATACACTGCACGTTCTGGCGTCATACCATCACCCCTTAACTAAACAGCCCAGTCAACGGAGTAAACCTTTGCAGGTTAGATGCCTTAGTCAGCCATTTTTCACCGATAGCATTTCCAAGGGCATCTACTTCGTAAACAACTGCAAGACCAGCTACATAGGTAATCCTTGCTACCGCAACACGCTTTCCAGCTTCGATAACAAGCATCTTTCCTGAATAAATCGGATGAATGGTCTCGTAGATGCCATTTACTTTAATTTCCTCAAGTCGCATTAGGCTCACCAACCTTTTTTAAAGTCTTGTTCATTTCTTCTTGAAGCTCCAAAAGCTCCGGAATTGGCTCATTACTTTTAAGCTGGTCCAGTCTTTTGTTTATAGCACCAAGAAAATTATTCAGCCTTGTCTCTTTCTTTTGGATCAGTTTGAAATCGTTCATCACCATAAGAACTGCAGCTGCCAAGATATTTTGATACGCTGCAACGCTGGCATGTCGATACATATCGTTCAGCCTTTGCTCATCACTAAGTGAATCAACAAATTTTCCCTTGGCCATCTGCCTACGCATTTTTCTGTTCATTCCTGCCATAACATCACCCCTATGGTAATTGGTCTATTGCCGGTTCATCCACGCGCACATACTGTGGAGTAACATATTTCACGCTGTTATCAAATCTAAATTCGCATTCTCCCGGTGCAGGGTTTTCTCTTGCAGCACCACAATTCAAGCCAAGAGCATGGAAAGCTTTCCGGAACTGACAGTCTTTAACGCAATCACCTTGCGGACAGGAATAACATTCAAGCAACGCAGCGTCTGCGATGGTAAGCAAGTCTTCCAACCTAACTGTAACCTTGCGACCAAAGTCGTCCTTATCTACCCTTGCATCATCGTAGCTATAAACCTTGATACCCATGTTCTGGGCTCTGCGTAATACTTTCTTTTCTTCCACCTTATCCATACAGTCCATACGCTCAGCAATGGTTTTTTTAAGATAAGTCCTTATAGTCTTAAATCTACGGTTCCATTCGGGAATGTCTGTGTTTTTAATAATTTCTTCCATGGCTTGAACGAAAGCTGATAGCCACATAAACTGCTGCATTTCTGCAGATGCCATGTATTGAGATTTCTTCATTGCTTCAAATCCTCTCTTTTACCGCCATAGCCCGTGACTGCGCTACTTGTCACGGGCTCATATACTTCTTCGAACCACCAGCGCCACAGGTTGGCGGGCTTGCATATACTAAACCAAGCGGGGAGGTTAAGCCACTTGGCGGCGGTTAATTTATATTTTCGGTTTTAATCGTTGTTTGCTAACTCATAAAACCAACCTCTGTTTTTTAGATTTTTATAGTGCCTTTGCCGAGACACTTAGATTTTCTTGGCTTCACTCAATCTTTTGACTGTTTCGTTGTAGCCTAACAACGCGTCAGAGTTTTGTCCGAGAACGTATTTATTTAAACTTTGTTCAGCCGTGCGTTTGCAGGCGTCTTCATAGAACCTACGCATCTGAGCACGTACCTTTGGCATTTCAGCTTCTAAAGAACATTGAAGCTCACGCCAGCCAAAAGCATTAACAGCTATTTCAATTTCAGGTCTGCTAAAAGTTGGCTTTTTATACCATGAAGTGCGCTGCATAGCAGTCTGTATTTCCTGCCACGCTTCGTCCCAGCTTTTCACCCTGTTAGCGTCATCCACGGTACCGATAAGACTTTTACAGGCGTCAACGACTTCACTAACAGCCGGGAAAAACTTCTGCTCAAGTATCAACTTTTTACAAGCCTTGCTCAGAACTTCATTCGGAATTTCTGAAAGAACGGTAACATAGGTTGCTTGCCTATCCTTGTCGTTTTGACCGTAGGTCTTAAATAAAACGCTGACTATGCGAGCACGTTCTTTTTGGTCATAATTCAAGCGATTCACCTCGTTCCAAAATTTCTAAGACTTCTTCGGTTGTTTCAGCAATGCCCTTTTTCTTGGGTCTTGAGAATGTTGTTGCAAGAACCTTAGCAACATACTTCCATGTACCACCGTGGTTAATACCGTTGTTCTTGGCAATATCAGCTGCAGCCTTGAACTGCTCAAAGGTATAATCTCTACCCATTTGCATTACAGCGTTTGCTTCTGTGCGGTTAAAGAACGGGTGAAAGGCAGATTGATAATATTCCACGCACTTGTTGACCCTGCCAGCGTGTTGGTCGAGTGCTTCCGTTTTTTGGTTAACCATTTTCGCGTTTTGGGTTTGCTTTATATTATCCCTATTGGTAGTTTGAATTGGTAGTATTGAATTGGTATATTGAATTGGTAATGGTTGTGCATTTTCGCACAATGGGTTGTGCAATTCTGCACAATGGCTTGTGCAATTTTGCACAATGGGTTGTGCATTTTCGCACAATGGGTTGTGCAATTCTGCACAATGGGATGGTTCATTTTGAACAATGGAAAAATCGCCATTAAATAGCGATAATCCTTTATCACTAAGCGTGTACCAAGTCGTCCTATCCTTGCCAAGCTTGTTGAAATTACCTGTTAAAATCAATCCTTGCTTTATAAGTTTTGAAAGTATCCGATAAATCTTATGCTCTGACATGTACGGAAACTTCTTAGCTAACGCCCTTCGACTATCAAACGTCCAATATTTACCATCATGGAAGTTAGTACCTTTTTCTTGGTTCCTGCATACCCAATAGTACACATAGCCAAGGAGCAGTGCTTCTTCAATACCGTATTCAGTTGCAATATCTATTCCAAAGCTATGTGTATCCATTAGTCATTACCTTAGTCATTGATTAGTTCTTGCTTTGCATTGTTTCATCAAACAAAGATTGTTGCTTGCGAGATAAAACCGTTGCCCAATTTTCGCATTGGATTATATCCGGAATGAACGCACCATCAGAGTTCCAATCCCTGCGAAGATTAGCTTGAATTTCTGTAAATTCTTTTTCGTCATAATCGCGAAGCTTGCCGTCTTGTTGGATTTGACGCAGCTGCTTGTAGAGATGCACGAGCAGTTGCTCATGGCTCTTATCATCAGCGTTGGTTTGGTAGATACGGATAACGTGGGAAAAGTTATAACCACTCATCTGTTTAAACAATTCACTAAGCTGTTGACTGAGAACGGAAACTTCCATGACAACAGGCTTTCCACGATACTTTTTCTTACCTTCCTCAATCTCAATAAAGAGAATGGTAGACGGATTACAGGATTGAATTTCCTTATAGAGCGACCACATCTTGCGAGCAATGGGCGTCCAGACGTTATTAACGATTTTGAACTTTCCGCCAAACTCGTTGACAGCCAACACGTTTTCGGATTCCTGATTTTCGTACCAAGGTTGGAACGCTGGACGGCGCTCCGCTTTCCCTTGAGCTTGTTTCTGCTCTTCCTTGGTCAGAAATTCTTCCTGTTCGTGTTCTTGCATCATTCTGGATTCGTCCATCTGCAGAATTTGACCCATGATGTTTCTTACCACCTTTCTTTTTATCCTTTCTAAGCCATTCGGCTAACTTGCTATTAGGCTTGCATAATAAATAAAAGAAAAATCTACCTTGAATCTTTTGCGAAGCTTGAAGCGGTAATTTTTTTACACAAATCAAAATCAACTTAAAATATTTGATAACCTGGCGTTCTCTCTTTACCCTTCGCATACTATCACCGGCTTTCCAGTTAGTTTCTTAATTTCAGCTTCAAACAGTATTGGATTGCCATTCACTTTACTACCATGTAACAGCCAGATTTGCCGTACAGCACTTAAATCATTGCAAGACATAAACTTCATCACATTGGCCAAAGAAAAATGACTACGGGCCAAGCGGTGGGCTTGTGACAGGCTAACTACGCCATCATTTACCCTTGACTGCAACAACTCATCTGCATAATTGCATTCGAGCATTAAAAGAGTTATGCCGTTGAAGCGATACGGAACATAATATGTATCCGTTGCGAACAGTAACTTGTCTTCCCCATCACTGATGAGAAAGCCAAGCGGTTCGGCTGCATCGTGCATTGTATCGAATGGCATTATTTCCCAATTGCCAATCTTAAATAATTTGAGCGGTGCGACAACCTTCGCGTACTGAGCATTCACGCCAAGTTTTGCCTTTGTGCCTTCGGACATGTAGATATCCAATCCCCTTGCCTGCAAATGCCACACTGCCTGGGCGTGGTCGTTATGCTCATGAGTGACCAGAACGCCATCAATATTTCCCCACTTATTTTTGATGGCTTTGCCAATCTTGTAGTAAGGAATGCCAGCTTCTAAAAGCAGATGACTGCTACCGCTTTTTAGACGGTAGCAGTTTCCATTTGAGCTTGAAGCGATTACATCAACTTCAATCATTTCATCCAAGCGGGTTGAGCCGCTTTAGGTTGCTGCGTTTTAGCAGCAGTTTCTTGTTTTTCTTCTACTTTTGCAGCAGGAGTGGGGATATCAACTACTTGGGAAGTAGCATTGATTTTTTCAATTTCTTTAGCCACTTCCATAGAGTCTTGTTCAACTACCGGTGTTACATCAATGGTATCGAGGATTTCATCTTCAGTTCTCAAACCCATCGCTAATTCCGGAGCAACGGTGCGGATGAGGAATGTCGCAGCACGATATTGAAGCATCAGCTGTGGCATTGTTTTCCATTTGGATCCATCTTTATTTACCCAGCCTTCTGCTTTGGCCATACCGATTGTTACATCAACGCTTTTCACTACTTCACCAGTTGCTTTCTCAGTAGCCCATGCACGACAACCATAACTATCACTTTTAGGTTCACCAAAGAATTCGTACTTAATACTGGTATAGCGACCACAGCTATTAAAACAAGCAATCAAGAATTTACTGCTGAAACTGGGGTTGCCATAAACGATGTACATAGACTGCATTACTGCAAAAGGACTTGCACCCATACGATTAGCCATTTCCAATGCAATCAATACATTGGCAGGCTTTTCTTTAAACGCTTTTGGAATAATGTCTGACTGAGCAAGCATAGAAGCTGCCTTCATCAAGCCAGCCATACCTTGAGCAGTATCCATAGATAATGCGTAATCTTCAAACTGAACTACTTGTTTATCACTCATTTTCTGTACCTTCTTTCTTGTAAGTTCTAAATACATTTTTATGGGCATAAAATCTAAATTTGTCGTCTTGTTGAGCGTTAGGGTCGTTAACGATGACACCATCAGCGTTAATGGCAACTATTTCCACCAAGAAAACACCGGGCATATTGGGATGTTTCACATACACCATCTCGCCAACCCTGCAATTGGGATACTTATTCCTGGGCGGCGGTGGCGGTGGTGGTGGTGGTGCAGTAATCAAATCTTTTGGTTTTTCTTTCCTGCAGGAATAACTAATGCACAGCATCGCCACAAACCCTACTGCAAAACCGATTACAATTCCGTCAGTCATGTTCAATTCTCACCACCTTGTCCTTCTCGCTAACGATGAAGTTAATGACTTGCGCCGGTGCTGGCGGTAAGTTGATAATGCTTTCGCGGTTATCAATGAACACAGGGTTTTTGAAATTGCGTTTTTCAGAGATAACTCGGATTATTTCCATACCGGCAATATGCTTCTCGGCAAAGCTGAGATTACGATACGGTACACCGTCCATCATCAATTCGCATGTTTCTCGGATACCTTCGTTACCAATGTTCTTATCGAACAACTTAAACGTGATACGCTCAAACATGTTGTTGATACTATCACTAATCATATTTATTTTGGCAACGCTGTATTTACCAAGCAGGCTAAGTTTCTGTTCAGCCTCGCCCAAACGAAGAAGATTGTTCTTCTTCTCGCTCTGAAGCTGAGCAATGCGTTCGTTAGTCATTTCATCAAGCTTCAAGCGTTGCAGAACGTTTTCTGCTTCATCAACGGGAACCTTGGCTTCTTGAATTTTTGCGTCAATGAGCTGTAACTGTACCGAAATATCAACATTAACTTCTGAAAGTTGATGTTGACGTAAACTAATTTCTTCGCGTATTTCCCAAAACTTGGTTGTGGTTTCCGGATAAGCAAAACTTTCCAAGTCAGGTACCTTGGCAATAGCAGCCTGCATTGCTTCGTTGTTTTCTATACGGAGCTTTTCTGCTGTATCCGCTTGGAAACGACTTAGTTTGTTAATCTCCATGAGGAGATTGCTCTTGTCCGCTTTCAGATTTTCCAAACGTTGAGAAATCGCCATGCCTTCTTCATTGCAAGCTTCCAATCTGTTCGCCTTGTTCATGTTGAACTGTTCAAGCATAGGCTTGAGCATATCTTCAGAATAAGGACGATGACAGCAAGGGCACTCGTTGTCTGAGAAAACTTCTTCACTAATCGCCTGCCACTCTGCGCCGAGATTTTGCAAGTTAACTTGCAAGGTTTCAATGTCAGCTTCAAGGCTTCGCAGCTGCGGTCGCATGATACGAAGCTGAGCAGAAACACTCTCACAGTCCTTGGTAATGTTGTTGGCTTTCTCGATGTAGGGCTGCTTAACTTTTTCAACTACTTCCCTGCGAACGCCACGGATAACATCGAGTTTTGCTTCCAAGGCTTTGATTTCAGCTTCAAGAGATTTCTTACGTGTGCCGTTTAAAATCTCTGCACGTTCAGCCTGCAGTATTTCCAGCGGTTCTTTCTCACGGAGCAGCTGCACTTTTGCTTTCGTCTTGGCCAGTTCAGGGTCTTCGATACCACTAAGACTTTTAGTGAGTTCATCAATACGGGCAGGGATAGTTTTGTTGGCGTCTTCATAGCCTTTCTTCTCTCTCGCCCATTTCTTTTTAAGGTCATCAACAGAGTTCTTGAGCAAGTCTTCCTTGATAACCGCCAGAGTAGGATTAGCAGCAATCACTTCTCCGACAGTAACGTCTCCAACGATGTCAAGAAGCATTTGCCGCTGCTCTTGCCAATGAAGATTCGGGAATACGTTCGGATTGCTGGTAATAGAAAACCATGGCTCTACAAAATATTCAGCAACAAAGGCTTGATAGTCTTTTGCTTTCTTAGGTACGCCATCGATGAAATAATCAGTGGTGTTGCCAGTCAATTTACGCTCATCAGAACCGCTAATCTTGGTCCATTTCTCTTTATAGACAACTTCGAGTACATACGTATACCCGTTATCCTCAAAAGAGCCTACAACGCGAGTTTCGATATCGTGGATGGTATTGCCGTCTTTATCATACGGACGGAATTCGGTACTGCTCTGACCTTTGCTATCCTTACCAAAAAGCAGGAAGTGAATAGCGTCAAGAATGGTAGTCTTGCCAGCACCGTTGGCGCCGTAAATATTGGTGTAGTTTTCACCGAATACGACAGACAGTTTTTGCTGATTTTTGAAGTTCTCCATTTCTAAGCAAGTGATTTTCATTTGGATCACCAGCCTTTAGAAACAGCTCGTTCATATTTTTCCATCAATTCGAGGGAAAAGTTCGGCGCTTTAGCAGCCATGTTGTGCCATATCATTTCCAGTTCTCTACGGCGCAGTTTTTTGTTCCATTTTTTGTGATTAATTCTTTTTTTCATGTTCCAACCTCTTTCTTAGCCTTCCATAAGGCTCTTGATATAAAAATATGCAATAACGCAGATAACTGCGTTAATACCGGTAACAATCCACATCCACTTGACTGTGGTCTTTAGAATTCTAAGCCACCGAAGTGTAAGCTTTTGAGTGTTACGCGCAGCAAATAAATCGGCTTTAGCTTGTGTCGATTTTACTTCTGCTTCTGATAACAGCTTTTCAGCTTCTTCTAACTGTCTGTGGGCTTCAGCCAAAATTTCTTCATATCCCATGATGCTTCATTGCCCCCTTGAATTTTTTACGAGCAAACTTATAACGCAGTAGCGCCAAGTCTTCTAAAAAGTCGATATAGCGCAGGCGGTCTACGTACACCCTGTTACCACAAAACGTCACTGGCAAATTCAGTTCAGGAGACTTCCAAGTGCTGTACACGTTGCGGTACAGGAAACAATATTCTGTCCTGCGCTTGCGAAGTTCAATGCGGTCAATTGCTATCGCCGGTGCTTCAAGCTTACGAAGCCTGCGAAGAATGTCTTTACTCTTCATGCTTGCCAGCCCTTTCCATATCAAAAATCTCATCAACTTTTTTCATGAATTTGTAGTATGCGTCCACCGCTTCTCGGGTTCCGCAATCAGCACAGATTTTAGTTTTGTTATCAGTACGTGAAAGTGCATAATAGCCAGAAAACTTTTTCCCACAAATAGAGCAAATTCTATTCTTTTTCATTCTTCAGCACCTTCTTCCAAACGATAAGCTCATCACCCGGTTGCAAAAACTTGTTAGGTTCAAGTTTGTTGCTCTTGCGAATACACCATATAATTTCGCGGACGTCCTTACGAACGTCACCTTCGTCTTGAAGTTCCCCTGCAATACTCCAAAGAGTATCTCCTCTGCCAACGATACGACTCTCTTGGATCCATTCAGTATCCTGTGGCCAATGAACAATAGCCAATGTCACCATGATGACAACACCCAAAAACAGTGCTATAATTCTTTTGACAGATAGCTTACGGCGCTTTTTCTGTCGACCAACCTCGCCCATCGGAGTTGCCGCTCCGGTGGGCATTTTGTTTTTTCTCATCTTTTTTCCCATCCTTTCATCATGTGTGTTTGATAGCATTTACCCGGACACACACAAACAATCTTCGCGGTCTTCTTGTCGAACCGCTGGGCGAAATTCTTTCCGCTCAAATCTGCTCCGCATACAAAGCAGACGCGTTTCTTTTTGGCCAACTGCTTCCACCTTCCTTTCATCAGGATTTTTGATAGTTCCGTGCTCAATCCCAAAACGCACAAGCCATTCTGCCAGTTGCCGCTGCGCAGATAGGTTGCTTTGTATCGCACTAGGATTAGCTATTGCTACTGTGTAACCAACCTCTTTCATAGGCGCTCCTTTCTGAGAGTAAAACCATCTGTGTTATAATCGTTATAGCTGATATTTTGCCTTGTCAGACTTTAACGAAAGGAGTTAATTTTATGAAACGTGATTTGAATTTGATGCGTCAAATTCTGATAGATTTGTCCGATATGCCTTATTTGCAAAACAACATATCCCATCTATTTCCTGACAAAACGCAGGAAGAATATCAACGCATATCTTTCCACATCGAATTGCTTAAAGACTTAGGTTATATTGAAATAGGTTCTTCATTGTTAGGTTATGGTTATAACAACTATTACATTTCGAGGATAACCAACAATGGTTATGATTTTATATCTCTTACTTCTGATGAAGTTAAGTGGAAAAAGCATTTACCGACGATACTTGAACTTGGGAACCTATCTCTGCATATAATTGAAAAAGTTTTCAATATCTAAGAATCCAGTCGTGAATATCCATCATGCTTCGTACAAATATCAAGAACGCCAGTTATTTTAAACCTTGCAATTGTAAATACGATTTCCATATCGTTGACTTCAAAGGTATGTGCAAACAACACTTTTAGCACATCATCTGCAATAGCAGAATGATTGACATCGAATCTTCTAAAAAGGTTGCTTCCATATTCCGAAAGGTTTTGTTTTTTCAATTCTTCCAAAAGCCTTTCCCTTTGTTCTTTCTCAGTAATTAGTTTGTTTTCATCTTCCATGTTATCGCTCCCTTCGATTCTGCTTCTTGCGTTTACGCAAGTTAGAGACCAAAAAAAATAGCGTCAGCAGTATTTACATCAAGATTCAAAACTGCTTTGGCTTTTTGGATTTCAGCTCTGGTAAAATCACTATCTCCATTCATTTTTCTGTATAAAGTAGAATAGTTAATTCCCAGTTCAACTGCCAGTGCTTCCAAAGTCAAACCTTTTTCTTTGACTTTTTCAATAAACGCTTCTTTGTTAAACATGTTCCTTTCTCCTTTCCTTGCGTTTACGCAAGTTTATGTTACCATAACCAAAACTGCCTTGTCAATGCGTTTATGCAATATTTTTATTTTAACCTTGCGTTTTTGCAATAAAAATGCTATCCTTTTCATAAGGAGTGAGCATTATGACTATTACAGATATTAAAGAAATCATTAAAAATAGACGTTTGGCTTTAGGCTTAACTTTAAAAGATGTCGCTGTTGCTGTTGGCGTTAGCGAAGGAACTGTTTCCCGTTGGGAAGCTGGCAATATCACAAACATGAAACGTAATCGTATTGCCTCTTTAGCAAAAGTTTTACAAATTCCACCTTCAGTGATAATGGGTTGGGAAGAAGAACCTACCGAACCCCAAGGCTATTACATCAATCCCGAAACAGCAGCACTTGCACAAGAAATCCACGATAATCCCGACCTGCGTATTCTCATGGACGCCAGCAGAGACTTGTCTCCGGAAGATGTTAAGTTCGTTGCTGAAATGGTTCAACGCATGAAAAAGAAAGAACGTGGTGACATTGACTAATAGAGTTGTTCTCTATCCCCTGCCCCACAAAATAAAGGGCTTTGTCTGCGCTGATGCGGACGGAACGGAAACCTATGTGCTTAACGCTCGCCTTACCCGCGAGAGCAATCAAGAAACTATGCTGCACGAAATTAAGCATAGCAAAAATAATGACCTCTACCGTGAATGCTGCGTAACGCAATTGGAAACGGTGAGGCATAAGGAAGGATGAAATATGATGGATAAATGGATTGATTGGCCTTTAGAATTACATCAAGAAGAAGAACAAATCCAACGTGTAGATTCTTCTACTTCCGTTAAACTTAATAATTTGGACAAAGCTGCAATGACAGCAATAGCTGAAAATGGTTATAAAGTTTCCTTAACCAAATGCACGTGCATGGATTTTAATACTCGCCAAAAACCCTGTAAACATATATACAAATTAGCTCAAGACCTTGGGCTAATGAGAGTAAAAGGTACGGCATCAAAAAATGATACTCCCATTGCTGATTTCACCAGTGGATTTGCCAAAGGTTGGTTTTTTGCTGTTGGTAAATGGTACGCAAAAAGCCTTGACTTGACATACACAACTAAGGACGTTGACGGTGAAACTGTTATAATTCCAAGACAAGGATATGATTTTTCTTTTAATCCAGGTAGTGTTGTATATGATTCTCCAGAAGCTTATACCTTGATATGGAAAGAAGCATTTGATTTAATAAACGTTGTACTTCAAGTTCACTCTGCTTATAAAAATAAAAGAACGTATTCTTTAGATTTTAACGAAAACAATGTTTTGGTAGCACAAATAGATATCAAGTATAGCGCTCTCACCTTTGACGTTTATATTCCAAATAGAGAAACCAGAAGATTAGAGGAAAAAGGACGATTTTCTTGTTCAAACAGTAACTACGTAGAATTATTAACGACAGGGTCAACAACGTTGTCTAATGGTGATTATTTCTGTGTTGAAGATTTCTACTAAACAAAATAAAAATAGCCGTCTCCTGCTACCAACAGGAAACGGCTGCGTGAAAACCAAGTCTCGGAAAAAACATTAGGCCATTCACATTTGTATTATAGCACAAATGTATTGGCCTTACTATCCTATACCCAAAAATAGGTTGGTAAGGCTTTATTTATTTTAATCTTTTTTCAAAAAGTGAAATAGATTTAAAAAAATTATAATCAAATCTAAAAAAGAAAGGACAAAACTAAAATGTTAAGAGCAGTTATCTATGCACGCTTTTCTTCTGACATGCAGCGTGAAGAATCCATTGACGCACAGGTCCGTGCCTGTAAAGACTACTGCAGACGCAATGGTTATTTAGTAACCAACATCTATGTTGACGAAGCAAAAAGCGGTCGCACCGTTCTCAAACGTGAAGCCTATAACCAGATGATGGTTGATGCCATGGAAAAGAAATTTGACATTATCATCTTCCACAAGATTGACCGCAATGCTCGTAATGAATTTAACTACTACACTTTTGCCAATAACCTTCAACAGCTTGGCATTCGATACGAATATGCCGTACAGCCTATTGATGATTCTCCGGAAGGTAGAATGATGGAATCAGTTCTCGTTGGCATGGCAGCATACTACTCCCGTAACCTTAGAAAAGAAAGTAAAAAAGGATTAGATGAAAACGCTTACAAGGCTTTGTTTAATGGTGGAGTTCCCCCTCTTGGCTATCGCATAGAGAACCAACGCTACGTCATTAATCCTCACGAAGCAGAAGCAGTTAAGCTCATTTTCTCCATGTACCTTGGTGGTCGTGGGTATGGAAGTATATGTGAAGCTTTGAATTTGCGTGGTTTCAAAACTCGTGACGGTAGAAATTTTGGCAAGAATAGCCTTTATGATATTCTTCATAACGAAAAATATATGGGCGTTTACACATTCAATAAACACCCTCGTAACGAAGGGAGAGGTAGGAATATGCACAAGGTTACCGGGAGCGATATAATCCGAGTTGAGAACGCTATCCCTGCTATCGTTACCGAACGTGAATTCCTTGCAGTGCAGGAAAAGACTAGAACAAATAGCAAAAGACGTGGTTCGTTCCGTGGAAAGGTTCCCTATCTTCTTTCCGGAAAGATATTCTGTGGACAATGTGGTAGTGCTATGGGTGGTCATACATGTACACCACGCGATAAAAGTTACTCTTACTACACGTGCCTCAAAAAAGAAAGGGTTGTTGCCGACAGATGTCCCCAAAAACAAATCCGAAAAGAACTTCTTGAAAACTGGGTACTCCATCTTATACAAAAAGAACTTTTTACCAAAGAAGTCATTGATAACATTATGCAATTGATGAAAGAAAGTTACTCCAAAATGATTTCCGAAACTAAAAGTGATACAACTGCCTTAACGGAACAAAAAGCTATGGCTGAAAGAAAGCTCAATAATCTTTACAAGGTTATAGAAGCTGGTTCTGCAGATAGCTTCGATTTAGAACGTCTACAAAATACCAAGGCAGAAATTTTAGAAATAAATAAAAAACTGGACAATCTACAACACATTGCAAATTGCCCAGAACTTGATTACGAAGAAATTTATAATACTTTAGAAAAATTTAGAGTACAGGCTTTCATAAATAACAATTTAGAAGCAAAAAAAATATTGATAGACCTCTTCGTTCAGGAAGTGACTATCAATAATTCTTCAGTCCATATCAAGTTTTGTGCTAACGGTGTATATACATTAATGGTGCCGCGGACCGGAATCGAACCGGTACGGGTATCACTACCCGAGGGATTTTAAGTCCCTTGCGTCTGCCAGTTCCGCCACCGCGGCAGACAAAACAAAATATGGAGGCGACACCCGGAATCGAA